TGCAATTACTGCTAGAAAATAAACCAATATCTAAATTAATGACTCATAGCTATGGTTTTCATACACATAGCGGTAGGGAACTAATTGAAGGCATGCAAAATTATTATTATGAAGAAAACAATTAAATTAATATCATGAAAGAATATCAAGTAGTAATCAATAGAGAATACACTACATATATAACATTAAGATTCCCAGACGATGGTGCGGATCATAAAGAAAAAATTAATGAATCTTTAGAGTCAGGAGACCAAAGTATATGGGATTTAATATATGAAAAAGAATTAGAACAAATGGAAGTCAATAATGAAAACTGGGAAATAAGTGAAGTACATAAAACGAGAACAGGAGCTCTTTCTCCTGATGCAGGGCCTAGAAACTAAATAATATGGGAACAAGATCACTAACTAAAGTAATAACTACCTGGGAAGATACAGATGGTAAAAAACAAAGAAAACCAATTACATGTATGTATCGTCAATATGATGGATACTTAGATGGACATGGACAAGAATTAGCTAAATGGCTATCTGGCTATACTATTGTAAAGGGTATACGTATGGATAAATCTGAGCCAATGTTTAATGGCATGGATTGTCTTGCAGCTCAAATGTATGTACATTTTAAAGCAAATGGCTGTAAAGATGACGGTACTCCAGTATCTACACCAGGAAATATATATTGTATGCATCCTGATGCTGAAGATTGCTGGGAAGAATATCTATATGAAATATCAGAAGAAGATAAACAAATACACTTAACAGTGTATGAAATAGGATATGAAAGCGGTGCAACAGAAATATTTCACGGAACACCAGAGCAATTATTAACTAAAATAAATATTACAGAAAATAATATAAAAATAAATCAATAAAAATTATGCTTAATACAGAACAAATCTTAGAACAAAATGGACTTAACTGGAACGTAAAGAAAGTACCATTAATATACACAGGTGAATGTCAGCCTGATGCTGCAAATGGGTTACACTCAACAGACTTTTACGGCATAGTAAGAGAAGATACAGGTGAAGTATTTGCAACTGTAAAAGAAGCTTACGAGCCTACACAAAATCATACAATTATAAAAACTATGCAAGAAATTGCAGGTGAGAATGATTTAGAGATTGTAAAAGCTATACCATTAAATGGCGGTAGAAAAATTGTAGTACAAATGAAACATGAATCCAATGCAATTACAATAGGTGATGAGCCTACAGAACAATATGTCTATGCAATCAATGGACATGATGGTAGTTCATCATTAAAGTTTGGCTTTATGAATAAAGTTATATTCTGTCAAAACCAATTTGCGTGGTTATCAGGTAATGCATTTTCTGGATATAGACATACAAAATCTATACAAGAAAAGGTAGAACAATTACCTAAAATAATTAACTTTACAGATCAGTACGATAAAGTTGCTGATTTACAGATGTTTAGTAATGAATCCGCTACATCATCTCTAATAAATGATTTAGTAGATTATCTAGCTAATACAGATAAACTACCAATATCTACTAGAAGAGCAAATATGGTTCGTGATCTTAGCGCGTGTATATATATAGAAACTAATAGAATATCACATACTAAATGGGGTGTATTTAATGGCATAACCAAATATACTACACATGAGAAATCATCTCCTAATAGAGATTATGGACAACAAGAGTCTATATTAACAGGATCTTGTGGAAAAATGAACGAAAAGGCTTTTAAGTTTTTGAAAGCATACTAACAGAGACGAGGGGGCTAACGCCCCCTTTTTCTACTTATTAATAAATAAAAATAATAAATAATATGGCAGTAGATTTAAGATGTCCTAATTGCGCAGATAATTTAGGTAAAGACACAGAAAACCCAAGAAAAGCATATTGCGGTACTTGTGGAACAGATAATATTGACAATCCTAGAGGATATAAAGAAGAATAATATGAAAGAATATAAAATTGAAGGTAAACCAGTAGAACAATACTGGACAGACTTAATTGCCGATCATTTAGTTGGCAGAACAATAACAAAAGTAGAATACATTCCTACAGAAGAAATGGATGAAAATATGTGGTACAAAAGGCCAATATCTATATTGTTAGATGATGAGCATTGGATAACACCTATAATGGATGATGAAGGTAATGATGGTGGGGCAATGTGTACTACATTTAAAGGTTTAGGAACAATACCAGTAATATCATGAAAGACTTACAGGAAAACATAAGATTCAATGGACATAACTTTGAATATATAAAAGAACACTCTATGTATGAATGTAGAGGAAGTAGCTATTATGATGATGAACATGATCAGGTGCCAGAACCAAGCTTACAAAAAGCTGCTGATCAATTACTTGAACATCTAGAATCACAAAAAATAAACGCCTCTATAGAGTGGGGTGAAAAAGGGTGGATTGAAATAATGATAGATTAATAAATTAAATAATATGAGTGAATTACACGAACAATACTTTGAGAGTATGCATAACACACAAATGACTAGCATTAATGAATCAATCATTAGAGACGCTAGAAGAGTAATATTAGGGCTTCTAACACAAGTTAGAGCTAATCATAGGGATAATATCCCAGAAAAGGATAATACTGTCTTAAATGCACTAGAATGGCTTAAAAACAATAAATCATGAAATTAATAGTATTAGATTTTGCAAAAGATATAACTTATATTTATACAATGTCAACAAGGCCATTAGACGGAGACATGGATTCTGTGTTAATAGATTTAGGGCATCGCCCTACTAATTGTCAATGGATGTTAACTAAAAATGAAATAATAATAAAATGAGTGAAGTTACTCCTTGCTGTGGAAGCAGCTATGAAGACAGCTGGATATCAGATTGTTGCACAATGGAAATGTATGCAGATTCAGATATATGCCCAGCTTGTAAAAAAAACGCAGACGCTACAGGATATATCTGTAATGAATGTGGAAACTGGACTGAAGATCTAGAGGAGCTATCTGAGTATAATGCCAGAAATAAAGAAAATCATTATGAAGAAATGGCAGATGCTAAACGTAAATATGGAGAATAATTATATATTTGTTGGCTTAAATAAAATACTATGGATTCATATGATATAGAACAAACATTACTTGGTAAATTAATTGTTGAACCTGAGTTAATAGATAAATACAATCAATTATTACATGAAAATTTATTTGAATTTCCTTTTAATAAATCTACATATCATGCTATAGAAGAACTAAAAAGCAAAGATAGGGTTATAGATATATTAACTGTATCAAAACTTATTAAAGGTGAAGATATTATATTGAATTTATCTCAAATGACTGATAAAGCTTTTGATTTTACAGAAATTATTACATGTATAGGTATTCTAACAGAAGAGTTTCAAAAACGTACATTAACTGGCATAGTTCAAGATGTTGGTAATAAATTATCTAATCATGATGAGCTTGAGCTTATAATAGGAGGTTTAAATGCAGAATTATCTAAACTATCTATAGGTCAGCCTGAAGAATTAGCTGATTTAAACACTCAGTTAAGTGCATTTATGAAAGATATAGAAGTTAGAATGAACACAGATGGGTTATTAGGTATAGCTTCTGGGTTTCATGCTATTGATAGATTTACAGGAGGTTGGCAGCCTACAGATCTAATTATAGTGGGCGGTGCATCATCTATGGGTAAAACAAGCTTTGCGCTTGCTCTTGCTTATAATGCTGCTAAATATACAAATACTCCTACTGTAATCTTTTCTTATGAGATGAGTGCAATACAATTACTCAGAAGATTAGCATCTATGGAATCAGGTATCAGTAATAGATATATTACAAATGGTACATTAGATGACAAAGAGCTTGCTAAAATTCATAATACAATTACTGAGATTGAATCTTTACCAATATCTATAGATGAAGGTAATATTACTTCTTTAGGTTATTTAGTACATAGAATTAAAGAATATGTAAAAAATAAAGGAGCTAAACTTGTAATGGTAGATTACTTACAATTAGTTAGTTCAAAATCTAAAGCAGGTAGTAGGGAGCAAGAAGTTAGTCAGGTAGCTAGATCATTAAAAAATCTTGCTAAAGAATTGAATATCACTATTATAGCGTTAAGTCAGCTAAACAGAGGTGTAGGTAATCGTAATAATAGTAAACCAACATTATCAGATCTTAGAGAATCAGGTGAGATAGAACAAGCAGCAGATGTAGTAATGCTTATATATCGTCCTGAGTATTATGGGATAGAATTTAATGATAATGGAAAAGAAAGTAAGGGTACCGCTAATATTATATTTGCTAAAGGTAGAAATATAGGTGTAGGTGAGGTAACTCTGAGCTTTAAAAGTGAAATAACAAAATTTGTAGACTATGAAGAAATATAAATTAATTGGAAAATATCCAATGATTGCAATTACAGCTATTGCCGCTTTAGTTTTTTTAGTAGGGCCAATTATATTTTCATTAATTATAGGCGCTATTATAGTACTCCCTATGTATTTAGCTGTTCAGATATTTGGAAATAAAGAATAAATATGTATATTTGCTTCTCAAATGGGGCAAAAAATAAAAGAAAAATCACGACTTAAATCAGTCATTGCAGAGATTGCACACGATTTAGGAATCAACAAAAAACTTGTCAGACAGGTATTAGTTCTTACATTTAGAGAAATTGCAGTAACTCTAATATTAAGAGGTAAACCTATTATGATAAGAAGATTTGTAAAATTTGTTGTAGCAGCAGCTGCAATTAGAAAAGCAAACAAAGAAAACAAAAAAGAGAAAGTAAAATGAATTTAAAAAATTTAAGTAAAGAACTACCATTCAAGTGGCGCGTACAATCCACTAAGTTTGGAAAAACAACTTGTGTAGCATACATAGACGCTAGAGACTGTCAAGACTTACTAGATGAAGTAGTAGGTCCAGAAAACTGGCAAAGTATATTCTATGAAGAGAATGGCTTACTATTTTGTAAAGTAGGAATATATTGTCCAGAAACAGGAGCTGAAGAATATGGTAAATGGGTATGGAAGTCAGACACAGGATCAGAATCTAAAGTAGAAAAAGATAAAGGTCATGTATCAGATGCATTTAAACGTGCATGTGTATCATGGGGTATAGGTAGATTCTTGTATAGATTACCAATACAGACTTTAACTACAAAACAATGGAAAGGTAAAGACTATCCATATGCTCCTGAGAAAGATAAAATTATCTTTGATGGAAATACATTAACTAAATATATTAACTGGAAAATCAAAAACAATAAATAATGAGTGCATTACCGTTCAATTTAAACACAACAACAACAGGAAGAGCTAAAGGTGAAAGAGTAGAATACATTACAACTGGAGCTCATGAATGTAAAATTACAGGCCTAAGTACATCAGAACAACTAGAAGATTATAAAGGATCTCCATTTATACAATACGCTGTTACAAGTAATGGTAAAGTTGGTAGATGTAGATTTTGGGTTGTAAAAGAAACTGATAAGCCATCTACACAAGAATGGAAATCTAAACAAATTAAAGACTTTCTAGTAAATGCTGGAATAAAAGATTTTAATGATGATAGCAAGGCAATGAATGATGCTATAGGTAATAGCTTAATGATTACATTTATATCAGAAGAATACATTGGTGTAAATAGAGATAATCAAGAACCTGTTATTAGAACTGCTACTAAGTACAGATGGTCAGCTAAGTCGGGTGGAAAATGTACATATAACAATGACATGAACCAGACTCTAACTAATGACCAAATGTCTGAGTTTAGTGAAAAGCATGCAATGTGGAGTAAGTCAAACACTATAGCGCAAACTGCTGCAAGTGATGAAGATATGCCGTTCTAAATAAATATAAATGAGAGAGATAACAAATCCCTAGGGTTACATTCTAGACACTCTAAGCTAAGGGTGCAACTCTCAAATTTATTATTATCTTTGCAATATGGCAGAGATATTTATAGCAGGAAATGTCCCATCTAGTAAGAACAGTAAAGTGTGGACAGGAAAGTTTTTAGTTCATTCAAAAACAGTTACAAAGTATATTATAAATACAAAAAAAGATTGGATTAATAACCAAGAAAAATTTAAAGAACTAATAAAAGACAAGGAAATGCCATACGAAGTAGAGTTTACATTTTTAAGAAATAGTAGAAGAAAATTTGACTACATAAATCCTTGTCAAACAGTTCAAGACTTAATGGTAAGATATGACTACATTCAAGATGATAATTGTGATTGTATTGTCCCTAGTTTTGGGAGATATGAATATAATAAAGAAGGATCAGGAGTAATAATAAAAGTATTATGACAAAAATTAGAAAAAATCTTATTCAGTATCGTGACCTTACTGAAGATCAAAAAGATGATATATTAGAATATATTAGACAAGAAGAAGTTTCTATAAAAAAAGCTGCTTTAGATCTTGACCTTACTACAAGTACTATTGATAAAATATTTGCACAAAGATATAGTAAAGAAGTAGAAGTAAAGTCTAGAATAGAATATCATAAAAAATATTGGCAAGAAAACAAACATAAATAAATAAATAAATTACATGGCATTAAAAACAAAACAAAAAAAAGAAAAGATTAATATTATGGGTAATAAGTATAAGGTAGAAAAACCCATATCAGATACACTAAAAGCAATGTCTGAAGCTTTAAGGTCTCATGAAGTTGCTCTTTTAACATGGTTACATAAAGATTATAATTCTGAAGGTAAATTTGAACAAGAAGATGTAACTGGGTTTAGAGATAGCTTAAAAGATTATTGTATGCAAATACCAGAAGCAGAAAATATTCTTAAAAGAATGGAAGAATTAGATGAACAAATAGAAAAAGATCAAGCAGAGAAAAATAAAGAACAAAACAAAGAAGAGAAAGAAGAGGGAGCAAAAGAATAATTCACTACTTTTGTAGAACTTTCCCTACCGTGTTTTACATGGTTTTTGTTTTGATTGCATTGAAGCCCCCTTTCGGGGGGGTTTTAGTGTACATTAATAAAACAATGAAATTAATAGAAAATCACAACTTAACGCATCACAACTACTACCAAGACACAGAATATGTATCTAACAGTATGTTGAATAATCTTACTGGTAAATCACCAGAATATTTTAGGTTTGCAATGGATAATCCGCAGCCATCTACACCTGCTATGAAATTTGGATCAGCATTACATATGAATGTATTGCAGCCAGAAGAATTTAACAATGTGTATGCTGTAGCGCCTAAATTTGATAAACGTACTAAGCAAGGTAAAGCAGATTATGCAGAATTTGTTAACTCTAATATGTTGAAAACTGTTGTATCAGAACAAGACTATCATCTAATAGACCAGATGACACAAAAAATAATGAGAGATTCTGACGCTAAATTAATGCTAAGTAATGGCCTTAAAGAACATATTATAGCTTGGGAAAACGAAGAGCATGGAGTAAAATGCCGAGGTATGATTGATGTATACAATAAAGACGCTGATATTATAGTGGACCTTAAAACAACACAAGATAGCTCTTATTACGGCTTTGCAAGCTCTGTAAGGAAGTTTAAGTACTATAAGCAAGCTGCATTCTATATGGATGCTGTAAGGGCTCAGGAGTTCTATATTGTTGCTATAGAGAAGAGTCCACCATTTAGTATAAATATTGTACAAATAGGTAATGACCTCTTAGATAAGGGTAGAGAGCTGTATAGTAGAGACCTAGAAATATATAAATATTGTAATGATAATGATTATTGGCCTAGCCAAGGATTTGATTATCTTGACAAGAAATCAGAAAGAAGTATACATATAATGAATGAAGATATATTATGAAAAATTCAGTAGTATTTGAAGGAGGTATTGACAAAGTTAGTACCTTAGCAGATGGAAGTTTAAGGGTGTATTTAGGTACACCTGAACTTTCAAACGAAACTATGGTTAATCTATTTGGATTAATTAAAAAACCTGGCTATATATTAATATCAACAAACACTGTTAATCAGGAACAGATAGATGCAGTTGAAAAAGCAACTACCAATGCAGAGTTTAGCGAAAAGACACCTAGTCAAAGAATGAGAGGAGTTATGTATAAGCTTTGGGAAAAGACACAACCTAAAACCTTAAATGGTGATAGTGGTGAAATGGAATATGTAGAGTTTGATTTATTCTATAAAAGACAAATGAATAAAATAATTGATCACTTTAAAACTAAATTAGATTAATGAGAAAACCAAAAATGTATGATCCTGATAAAGTAAGCTCTTTAGCTATGTGCTTTGGAATTAATATGTGTAGTAAAAGTAAATATCCAGAAAAAAAAAGATATTACTATAAAGATAAAAGAACTAAAGAATATGGTGCTCAAAGAGTAGAGCTGCTAAAAAATGGTAAAACAAATTCAAGAATAAAAATTAAATAAATGACTAAACATAACCATCATTACTATGAAGTAGGAAGAAATGGATACACCTCTAACACTACAGGAGATAAAAGGATACCATCTTACTACATAGGCAAATACCATAAATATGAAGCTCGTAAAGTTGTAGAAGATTTTGATCTTTCTTATAACTGCGGTACAGCTGTTACTTATCTCTTACGTGCAAATCGTAAGCATAAATCACCAATAGATTGTATTACAAAAGCAATAGCACATTTAGAATTTGAATTAGAAAGACTAAAATATGGGAAGACAGAATAATAAATTATTAAGAAACATAGAAAGATATGAGCAAAAAGAAAAAGCTAAACAGCAAGAATCCAAAATACATGGACAAAAGTCAGTTAAACAAAACAGAAGGAATAAGAAAGCTAGAGTGTATAACTCATAATAAAGTAAAGGTGTATTCTATATGGAATAAAAGTTTGTCTAATTAGCTATGAGTGATAATGAATTTGTATATTTAAGCATGATTAGTGTAAGTCTTATTATTGGATTTATAACAGGAACTGTTGCTTGTATGATTATGACTGCAAAAGAAAATAGAGCTTTAAAAAAAGAATTAGACAGAGTAAATGATTTATATTTTGAAGAAATAGACAAATGGAAAAGCAAATACGATCAAGAAGATTATGAAGCTTATTAAATATTTATTACATAGATTAGGATTTCATAACAAGAAATGCAGAAGAAGAGTCTTTACTACAGAAAGAGACTACTTATGTTTAATAACAGGGAATACCCATAAAAAATTTAAATTATGATACAAATGATAAGCAACAAAGTTTTAGTAAGTGCTGATAGTACTAAAGAAAAAACAGAATCAGGAATAATACTTTCTCAAATGGAAGCAGAAATACCTACTAAGGGTAAGGTAGTTTCTGTTGGTAGTAAAGTAAATGAATTAAAAGAAGGTGACTATGTTATATACGAACCTAGACACGCTATGCGTATAGAGCATGAAGATAAAGAGTATCTTATGTTTTCTGAATCAAGTATAATTGCTAAAATAAATAAATAATATGAGCTATTTAACACACTTAAAAAGAAATAAACTTCATTATTCAAGCAGATGGATATGTAAATATAATGATAAAGGATTAATAAAAGAAGTTAAACTAATATATAGCCCTGAAGAATATCGTAAATTTAAAAATTCAAAACCATTAAATACACAAGAAGGGTTAATTAAAGTTTTAGAAGCAGATAAACTTAAACGCGTACATTATAATTAAGAATTCCCTGTAGTCCATTTTCTCTACTATATATAAATGCTTGAGCTTTCTTTATATTACCAATAAAACCTTTACTGTCGTGCCAGTAATCAGTGGCAGACATAGAGGATAAATTTCTAACAGTTATTCCATTAAGTTCTTCTATAGCTTGTAGCTTAACTGCTTTGTTAGTATGGAAATGCCCTCTGTGTACTTCTACATAAACAGTGTTACTCCATAGATTTTTAAATCTCTGAGCTATTATGCCAGGAAGATTAGCAGCTTTAGGCCCATCACCATGATCAGATATAATAAGATTATTACCGTATGGGATAGCTTTCATTAAACAATCACTATTATCTACTTTTACGTTTTTGTTTTCTTCATAAAAAAGTTCTAACGTATCTCCTAAATGCATAACAGATTCTCTATCATGATTTCCTGGTATAACCATAACATGTACATCCGCTACTTCTGATAAAATATTTATTGCTTTTATCATAAGCTTTCTTGCGCATCTATACATATCTATATGATAGTCTGAATTAAATTGTGGAGTACCTCTCGTAGTAGCTGGTATTGGCCAATCTTTATCAGAGTTTAATAAATCGTGCCCTACAATAAAAAGTATCTTATCTATGAAATAACCTTGAGCTCTGTATAATAAGTGCTCTATAGCGCTTAAAAGACGTTCCTCTGCTATATCAAGACTATACTTATCACCCTTAATACCTATCTTACCTAAATGCAAATCAAATGCTGATATTTCTAAGAGATGTAAATCTTTTCTATCATCAGGTCTTTTTCTTTTAATTTTTGAAACCTTTGGTGATAGATTGCGTAAATCTTCTATAAGTTCTTCTTTTAACTTTTTAAGATTAAGCTCTGGACTGATTCTTTTTAGAAACGCCTTTGTTCTAAACATAGTAACAGTAATAGGATTTCTGTCATTATCAAATCCAGTTACTTCATATGTACCTATATCATATTTTTCTACCTCCCATTCATTTAAATCTACACTACATGATGCTAATAAATCATCAAGTGATTTAACTCTTGTACAGTTTTCTGCTGTTAGTACAGCATTAGTTTTTGTTTCTTGAAAGTTAATTACCTCTTGCTCTTTAGGTTCTGTATCAGGATTCTTAGCTCTAATTCTTCTTGCAATAGTTCTAATTTGCTCATAATTAGTGCCAAACTTCTTAGCTGTATCTGCGTATTTACTACGCATTAAGTGCGGATTACTTATTAAATACTCTCTGATTTTATCATTTAAAGACATTGTTCTTTTTTTTAGTTATCATCAACACCATAGCCATGCTGACTTATGAGTGTTAAATTTACAGGAACAAGCTTTTTCTTTGAACGACTTCCAATTAATTTGTTAACGGCTTTATTAACAATAACTTTATTAGTAAATATAGATCCTTTATTATGACCTTTTACTATATAATTTTCTAGTTGATATATTTTATTTTTTGAATCTTTAAATATCCAACTAGAAAGCCATATTGGAATATTATACCTTGGTGTGGGTTTATCAAACAATTTAATTCTTACCTATAGTGTAAGTTATACTTGGTCCTATATTTTGAGATACTGCATAAAAATAAATATCTTTACTTACATTATTAAAATTAGTACTTACAATGTCTTTTATACTAGTAGTCCCTAAATAAGGAAAATCAATTGCAATCAAACGAACTAATTCAAGCTCAGATGTTGATGCAATTATACTAGCAAAACCTTCAAGAAGAAACGTAAATGTATTATTTGGGTCAGGTGGAGTTGGAGACCAATATATACTTATAAAACCTCTACTTGATATAGAATTATAATTATGTATTACTAGGTCTAATAAAGATTGTCCTTTATTTAGCTTTAATATCTCAACAGCAGTATCAGCTGATATAAAATTATAATGACCAATAGTAGATCTTTTACTAGATGTGTCTTTAGATATTTCTTTACTTCTATAATTTTTAGTAACAGCCTCTTGTGTCTGCTGTGTTGTAGATCCTGTTGCTGTTATTGGTGTTTGTGTTGCTACAGGTTCAATTATAGCTCTATTTATTTTTCTTGTTAGAAATTTAGATCTAGTCTGGGCCCCTTTAGCTCCATATTTGTCTTTAATTATTGGCATATTACAAAGATAGTATTTTATTTTATTAAACCCCTATTACTTTTTCTATATTAGCCGTAGCCACTCCATCTACTTTACTTAAATTAGCCGCTGCGACTCCGTTCACTGCGTTTCCATATCTACTAGCCTCGGTATATGTTATTCTAACTTGAAAAAAATCCGCAAACATTCTCCTACCACTACCACCATCAACCGAACTAGAATCTAATACTATTTTAATTCCAGCGGCTGTTGTTGCGTTCCAAGTTAATCCCCATAAATCATTGTTTGCTCCCCACATTGGGTCGTATCCAGCTGCGCCCTTACCAAAGTTCTGCAGAGCATTTGCAAAAGAACTAGTTGACGAGCCGTTATAAACAGCCATATCTGGATCACCTGAGAGAACGTTGGCTCCACCTCTAACAATTATTTCTATACCATCAATCGTTGCTCCAGCGGGTATTGATAAACTACTAAAAGCAGATAATGTTATGTCTGCTTCAGAAGCCCAAACACCGCTACCTGTTGGGTTTGTATTGTTAACTCCGTTTGCTAAAAACCAATTATTAGCATTTGCGGTGTTTGTACTTACTCCAGTTGCAAGTGATATTGTAGTTGCCATATTATGCTACCTCAACAAATGTACCATCTGGATTGAACCAAATTTCATCATCCGCATCTATTTGATAACCTATAACACGAACTATATCACCAGTATCACTTGGAGCTGTAGCATTGCACTCTCCAGCTGTTGTGTGTAAAAAAAGCACATCACCAATTGCACCTGGATCATGATCAAGTGATACCATACCTCTTAATAACATTCCATTAGTATCTGACGCAGCGCCTAACGCTACCCCTAATAAAGCATCAGAAGTTGCAACCGCATCAGCATCCGCTAATACCCAAGCGCCAGTACTTTGAAACATATATATCTTTCCCACAGACATTGATGTTGTACTACCAAAATAAACTACATCTCCATCGTGAGCTCCCGGCGTACCACCTACTGCAGCAAAAGTTCTACTTGCGCAAGTTAAAGCTCCACCTATATCTAAAGTACCATTTGGAAAAGACGCAGCGTTACTTCCGTTAGTATTGTTTTTAAGTTCTAAAATTACGGTAGAATCATCGTGACCTCTAAATCTTAAAAAATCACCATCTTTTCTTATATAATGATCTTCATCACCAGTATTGGTAAACTTAATATCATTCCTAGTCGCGTGATCTAAAGTTAATCTAGTGCCAGTTATAGTTGTGTCTGCCTCCAAAGCTATATTCCCAGCCGCGTCTAATGTTATATTACCATCAGCTGCTATTTCAAAGTGAGCAGCAGTAGCGTCATCATCTACCGTGGTTAACGTAGTAGCGCCATGCGTTGTGGTTGCTATCGTAAAATAATCACCGCCATCAGCAGTACTTACAGCTTTAAAATCCACACCACCATCTTCAACGCTTGAAAAATATCCTATAGAACTAGATCCAGAACCAGTATCACCATCTGTTAAAAAAGCACTATAGCCTTGCTGAACGACAGTTCCGTCATTGTTAAATGAATCTAGAAAAACTTCACTACCAAGCATAACAACTGCTCCTGTATTATTATCAGCAGTATCAGTTATCTCAATACGCTCTCCACATACAATATGAACATAAGGCGAGACACTGTCTTCTGATTTTTGATATTTAACGTAAAGTAAGTCTTTTCTGGCTGTAACTTCTTCACCTCCTATACCAAGTTTCTCATTAATACGCTCTATAACTACTTCACTACGAAATGTTGTTTTGAATTGTTCTATTTTTTCTCCTATCCACTTAATCATTACTATCAAAATCTATATATTCAATAGTTACATTTTCATTATTGTTTATCGCTTTAGATATATCTGGATAAATTCTCTTGTAAGCGTTAGTTGATTTCCCAATGAAGCCATCTTTGATGATATTGTTATTCTCCTGCGAGTCCCCCACAAGTAAGCATCCAGCAGTATGCTCATCAGTGTTGCCAGTATGTATAAGAATGTATTCAAAATTAGGGACATTAGTAACGTGTAGCATTCCTTTATGAAATCCACCATATTTCTTTTTGTATTTATTATGAAAACCACCTTCAGTTCTTAATTGAATTGTATATGTGCCAGCAGGCACTCTAGTTTCTCCTCTAACCTTTAAAACTCTTTTTTCATCTTCTAGTGTATAACATAGAAATTCTAGCCCTAGATTACCCTCTAAAAAAAGTAAGCCAGAAGTACTATCCTCCTGGCTACTAAATCTTAATACCTTAAGTTTCATGTATTATATATTTTATATGTTACTAGTCGTCAGTGTTGATACCAGTATCTTCTCCGTCACAAATTAAGTATTGTACTTTTTGCGCAGCTGTTGTCGCAACTAAACCTAAATCATTAGAAGCTCCAGCACCATCTATATGTACAGGAGAAAAGAAACACTCTCCTGGTTTTAAATCAGCAATATCATCTCCATCTGCTTGTACTGCTACAGGATAATCAGTATCTACATTTTTTACAAATGTATAAACTAAATCTTTATTATTTTGTGCGCTATTTATAACAGTAGCTGTAGTACCATTAGTTAACATTTCTCCTGTGTGCATATGGTTTGAATCTGTTACTGTTGCAGCAGTTGTAAATGATGGAGAAAATGAAAATACTGTAACTCCATTTTCGTCTGTTAATGAAAAAGTTCCTGATGCTGTTACTGATAATGATTGTGTTGACATGTTTTTATATTTTTTATATTATTTATTAAGCTGCTGCGTCTATTTCTACAGCAAAATATTCAGCTGTAACTGTACCGCCTAATCCACGAGCTGTAACTGTAGTTGTATCACGTAGAATTGTA